ACTCACAAGGGCAGCGAAGGCGTCGTCAAAGTCGGCGCAAACACCGTGGCCGAAGTTCGGACTTGGACCATTGCCGAGAGCGCTGACACGCTTGAGGACACGTCCATGGGCGACACGGCGCGCACCTTCAAGTCGAGCCTCACCACGTTCACGGGCAGCCTTGACGTGTTCTGGGACGAGACGGATACCAACGGCCAAGGCGCGCTGACCATTGGCGCCGAGGTGACTTTTGCCGTCTATCCCGAAGGCGACGCCTCCACGGACACCTACTACACGGGCACCGCTATCGTGACCGAGGTGAGCCGCACGGCATCCTTCGATGGGCTGGTCGAAGCATCGGTGAGCCTGCAAGGCACCGGCGCCCTCACTGAGACCACGGTCTAATCATGAGCACTTTGCTGGAGAGGGCAAAGAGCCATTACAAAACCAAACTCAGCGCCGAGCCGCGTGAGCTCCATATCCCCGAGTGGGAGGCGACGGTCTACATTCGACCGGGCATCAGCCTCCACAACCTCGGGGAGATCATGGAGCTCGCAAACGCAGGAAAGAGCGCTGAGGCCATGGTGATGACGCTGGTGCATCGCCTGATTGACGGGGAGGGGCGGCCGGTCTTTCGCAAGATCGAGAAGACCGAGCTGCTCCGAAGCGTCGACCCTGACGTGCTGGCGCGCATCATCGGCGAGATCAACGCCGAGGACGTCAGCGCGGAGGACGTGGCGGGAAACTAAAGGGCGACCCCGACCTGCAAATGCAGTTTGCCCTGGCTGAGCATTTGCACAAAACGGTCGGGGAGATTCGCCAGATGGACTACAGGGAGTTTTTGGGCTGGGCGGCTTGGTTTGAGATGAAGCGGAAGGACTGATATGGCTGACCAAAAGACCGTCCTGACCATCCTTGCCAAAGACAAGACCGCCGCAGCGTTCAAGTCGATCCAGAACGCTGCCAGCAAGACGCGCAAGCGCGTCAATGAGCTCACGCCGGCCTTCGTTAAGTTCGGCGCCGGCGCCGCAACGGCAGCCGCTGGAGCTCTCGCTGCCTTCACTCGGATGTCGATGATCAGCATCGACAATCTCGGCAAGACTGCCGACAAGCTGGGCACCACGACCGAGACATTGGCGGGCCTCCAGCACGCAGCAGAGCTCACCGGCGTCAGCACCGAAACCATGAATATGGCCCTTCAGCGCATGACGCGGCGCGTTGCTGAGGCTGCCGTCGGGACGGGTGAGGCCAAGGGCGCCCTCGAAGAGCTCAACATCGACGCAGCGCAGCTGGTGAAGCTGCCTCTTGATCAACAGATGGCCATCGTCGCTGATGCCATGCAGGGCGTGGGCAGCCAAGCTGACCGCGTTCGCCTCGCCATGAAACTCTTTGATTCCGAGGGTGTGGCGCTGGTCAATACGTTGGGCGAGGGCTCGGCCGGTCTGAAAGAGATGATGATGGAGGCCCAAGCGCTGGGAGTCGCTCTTGGCCGCGTCGACACCGTGCAGGTGGAGCAGGCGAATGACGCCATCGAGCGGACCAAGGCTGTCTTTCAAGGCGTTGGCAATCAGCTGGCCGTGGCCTTTTCCCCCATCATCGAGCACGTCGCCAACCTGATCCGCCAATCGGCCCTCGACTCCGAGGAGTTTGGAAGCATCGGGCAGCGCGTGGCCAATGCGTTGGCGAGAGCCTTTGGCTTCGTCGCCGATGCGGTCCTCGGCCTGCGTCTTGTGATCAAAAATGTGCAGATGGGTTTTGCCATCTTCATGCAGTTCCTGCTCGGCGGGATGGCCCAAGCAGCCAAGGCCGTCGACTTCCTCATTGAGAAATACAACGTGCTCGCCCGCGCCTTCGGCATGGATGAGATTGAGACGAGCGTGAGCGGCACCCTTGAGGGCCTAGCCGCTGCCTTTGGCCGTCAGGCTGACCTAATCCGCCAGCAGATCACCGAAGCGCTGGCTGACGGCCTGCCCTCTGAGCGCATCATGCAGACCCTTGAGGAGATCACGGTGGGCGCCCGCAAGACGGCGGAGGAGCTCGCAGGTGTGAAAACGGGCACGGCCCAAGCCCTTGATGACGTTGCGACCAATGCCAAGGACAAGGTGGCCGACCTGCAATCTGATCTTTCTGATGCCCTGATCAGCGGCGTCACGGATGGCAAGGAAGGCATGATGCGCTCCTTCTCCAACATCCTGACCGAGATGGCGTCGCAGGTGCTCAAAAGCCAGCTGATGAACGCCTTCAAGAGCATCTTTCCGGGCGGTGGTGCAGCTGGCGGTGGCCTTGGTGGCATCTTCGGCAGCATCGGCGCTGCCCTTGGCTTCAAGGCGGACGGCGGCAGCGTGATGGGTGGGCGACCGTATATCGTGGGCGAGCGCGGGCCGGAGCTCATGGTGCCGGGACGCTCTGGCGCCGTGATCCCCAATGATCAGCTGGGCGGCGGCGGACTAAGTTATGCCCCCGTGGTGAACATTAGCGGCGGGGCATCGGAGCAGGACCGCGCCATCTTCTCGGCCGAGCTCCGCCGACAGAAGGCCGAGATCGCCGATATGCTTGCACGGAGGCGCTTCTAATGCCGCTTGGATTCCCCTCGATCACGCCCTCCGCCAGCAGCTGGGAGATTATCTCCAACGCTCGGCAATTTGTGTCGCCGCTCACCGGAGCGATCCAGACCGCGCAGCGTGGCGGCACGCGCTGGCGGGCGACGCTAACCTTCGACAACCTCACCGGCGCCGACCGAGCCGTGATGCAGGCTTTCTTGGCTCAGCTGCAAGGCACGGCCAACAACTTCTACCTCACGGACCACTCCTACACCCGCCGCGCAGATGGTTCAGGCACGCCTCGGGTCAACGGCGCAAGTCAGACGGGCAATCAGCTCGTGACCGACGGCTGGACCAGCGGCACTTATGCCTTCCTGCGCGGTGACTTGTTCACCGTCAACGGTGAGCTCAAGATGGCAGTGGCCGATGCCACGATCAGCGCAGGGGCGGCCACGGTCGACTTTGTGCCGGAGCTCCGCGAAGCGCCAGCTGACAACGCGACGCTGACGATCAGCGCGCCCACTGGTATCTTCCGGCTGATCAATCCCGTCAGCGGCTGGAGTAATCAGCCCGGCGTTTTCTCCACTTTCTCTATCGAAGCTATTGAGGACGTGATCGCATGAGCCGGGGGCTGAGCAGTTCCAATGCTACCGCTCTTGATGACGTCCTCATCCGGCCGGTGGTTTTCGTGGAGCTTGAATTCGACGCGCCCACCGGCACGCTCTACCTGCACGACGACATTGGCCCGATCACGGCCAATGACTGGGGCGGCACCAGCCAGACTTGGAGCGGGATCGGCGACTTCGGAGGGATCAGCAAGCTGGACGAGGGCCGTGATGTCTCGCCCTACGCCGTCGAGCTCATGCTCTCCGGCATTGATGCCGACATCGCCTCGCAGGTTCTGACGGACGACAGCGTGCTGCGCAACGTGTATATCCTTGTGGGCCTGCTTGATTCCGACCGAGCTCTGATCGACGCGCCGCATCCAATGTGGGCTGGCTATGTGGACGACATGCAAGTGGCGGTCGGCACTGAAAGCGTGATCCGGGTGACCTGCGAGAGCCAGCTGGCGGCCTTTGAGAGAGTCAATGGCCGGCTTCAGAATGACGCCGACCATCAGAGCGAATTCGCTGCCGACAAGTTCTTTGAGTACCTGCCGCAAATGCTCGACGCCAAGTTCCGTTGGGGTGGCCGCACGCAGCGCTTTGCCTCTGGCTCAGCTGGCGCGGTGGCAGGTATCGCTAACGGCCTGCGCGGCGAGATTCCCTATCTGCGATGAGCGCCCGCGAGGAGGCCGTCAGGAGCGTCACACGGGCCTTTGGCGACCAACCCTTTGCGTGGGGTAGGCTTGATTGCTGCCAGCTCGCACGGGCCGTTTTTAAGGCTTTCAGGGGCTATGATCCAGCGCCGGGGCTGGTCTATACGACCAAAGAGGAAGCTGACACGCTCATCGAGGCATATGGCGGCCTCGCCGGCCTCTTCACCTATATCCTCGGCGAGCCCATCGACCCCAATGAGACAAGCACGGCGGACGTGCTCCTGCTAAAATTGCCGGGTGTGGGCGAGATCGCTGGCGTGCGCGTTCCTGACGGCGCACTGGTTCCGCTCAAAGTCGGGCTGTATCGGGCGCCGCTGCGCTACGCCCTCGAAGGCTGGAGAATCTAATGGCTCAGGCGGTTGCACAAATTATTATCGTGGCAACTGGCGTCTCTGGTGCTACTGCCGCAACCATTATGACAGTGGCCGCAGTCGCAGATATAGCCTTGGTGGCCTCAAGCCAAAAGAAACAAGAAGCCGACGCCCGCAAGGCAGCCGCAGCCGCGCCCCGTGATGCCATGGTGCGCTCCGCCATTGAGCCCTCCAAGATCGTCTACGGACGCGCTCGGGTGTCCGGCCCTGTGGTCTACACCAACACCAAGCCGACGCCCGGCACCAATGACAATAATACCCTCTGGACCGTGGTGAGCCTCGCCTCCCACGAATGCGACGACATCGAGGCCATCTACCTCGACGGCGACAAAATCCCCTCCTCGATCATCGACTGGGCGGGGACCGGAGGCGTCACCAGCGGCACCTATGGGCCGATCAGTGGCAATGAAGTCACCAATTTCTACCGGCGCCTTGGCTCCGACACGCAGAGTCACGTCTCCGAGCTCGCCTCGGCCTTCAGCGATTGGACGAGCTCCCACGTCGGCAAGGGCACCTGCTACATTGTCTCCGCCTTCGAGCTCGGGACGCGCACGGGTGAGGGCGTGTGGTCCAATGGCGCGCCGCAGAACATCCGCGCCGTGGTCAAGGGAAAGAAGGTATACGACCCGCGCCTCGACTCCACCAATGGCGGATCAGGATTGCACCGTTTAGCTGACCCTTCAACGTGGGAATGGTCAGACAATCCTGCCCTCTGCTTGGCCGATTACCTTTTCGACGCGGACCTTGGCATGGGTGCCGAGGGCGTTGCCTATGCCGACATTGACTGGGCCATGGTGGCGACGGCAGCCGATCAGTGCGACGCCACCGTCACGGTGCCCTCCGGCGGCTCGACCAAGCGCTTCACCTGCAACGGCGTCCTCGATACCGGCACCGCCTACGCGGACAATATCCGCAATCTGCTCTCCTCGATGGCCGGCACGCTCACTTGGTCCGGTGGGAAGTATCGCATCCGTGCCGCAGCCTATGAGGCGCCCACCTACACCTTCACCGAAAACGACATCGTGGGCGATGTGCAGGTGCAGCCCGAGCGCCCGCGAGCTCAGCGCTTCAACACCGTGCGCGGTACCTTCGTCGATCCCTCCGCCGACTATGCAGCCACGCAGTTCCTGCGAGTGCAGGACAGCGACTATCTAAGCACTCGGGACGACGGGCAGGAGCTCACCACCTCCATCGCCCTGCCAATGACCAATGACCAATACATGGCCCAGCGGCTCGCGTGGCGGTCCCTGCGCTTGAACAATCAGCAGACCACCGCAGTGGTGCCGCTCAATTGGAAGGCGCTGAAGGTCGGCGTGGGCGACCGCATCAACCTGACCGTCAGCGAGCTCAGCTGGTCCTCCAAGGTCTTTGTGGTCGATGCGTGGTCCTTCGACCCAGAGAAGGGCTTCATGCTCACGGTGCGCGAGGATAGTGCTAGCGCTTACACCGACCCCGCCCTCGGCGACTACAGCACGCGCACGGCAGCTGGCACGATTGTCTTTAATGATCCGGCGGTGCCGTCACCGAGCGGCCTGACCGCCACGAGCGAGGAGGAGGGCATCCTGCTGGAGTGGGAGGCGCCCTCGATGCCTTCCATGTATGACGAGGTGGTGATCTACGCCTCGCCAGATAGCGATTGGGCCAACGCCGTTGAGGTGGGCCGGGTGCGCGGCACGCGCTTCCGCCACGAGCTCACGCGAGGCACCACGCGCTACTACTGGGCGCTCTCTGAGGACGTTGATGGACGAGAGTCGATCCGCGACCCTGATTCGGATTCCTCCTCTATCACAGCTACGGCCGGGCAGATCGCCACGAGCCAGCTAGACGACGATGCCAATTTCGCGGAAACGGCAGTCTGGAATAGCGTTACCGGCTCAGGGAAACCGGAGGACGACGCTACCGTTGGTGCCACGGTTGGAACCAACCTTTATGACACTGATGGCACCACGGTTCTAGGGACCACTGACGTAAAGAACAGCGTTCTGGCTCAGGAAATCTTACAGGTTGAAACGGAAGGGGAAGAAATCCTCGACCTTGAGACCGGGAACGCGGTCGATATTCAGAACCTTGGCGACGTTGCGATCTTCGTTAATGAGTCTAATACGACTCTGAATACGAGGATCGACTCAAACAACAACGCGCTGAGCAACCTACAAGCGACCGTTGTGGACCTGACTTCTGGGGTATCTGACGTTTACCTTCAGGCGACGGAGCCCGTGGCAGGGGTTGGTGGTATCCCTGACCCTATCCCGACCTTCTCTCGCTGGTATGACACCGACGACAACAATGCCCCTTACTACTGGGATGGCTCGGCGTGGCAATCCCTAGAGGACCCCAGAATAGGTCAGAACGCGGCGAGCATCACTTCCCTTTCTAGCCGCATGACGACTGCGGAAGGGGATATTGACGCAAATACCGCAGCAGCGGCTGCTAACGCCTCGGACATAGACGCAAACGCTTCGGCCATCTCCACGCTTGACACAACCGTCACGGCTCAGGGCGACACCATAGCCGTACTGTCTACGTCTAACACAGAGCTGACGGCTACTCTTGATTTCATCACGAAGGTGGAGGACGAGGCGGCACAAGAGCCCATCGACCTTGAAACGTCAGGGGTGCTGGACCTTGAAACCCTCGATGACGTTACGAGCGCGACTAGTTCGGCCATCCAAACCCTAGAGGTTCAAACGACAGCGATCAGCGGGACGATCAGCACCCAAGCCACACAGATCGCACAGCTTGAATCGGTGCTTTCGGTTGACGGAGAATTTTCGGCAACCGTGAACGCGGTGGAAACGCTGGGAACGCGGGTCAGTGCAAACGATGACGAATTGGAAACCGTCGCCGGTCAGATCACCGCGCTTCAAAACACGGTGAACGATGAGGTCACCGGGGTGGATGCTACGGCCACGGCGGTTGACGGATTGGATACGCGGGTAAGTTCTGCCGAGGGAAACATCACCGTCAACGCTGATGCCATACTCGCGGTTCAGGGCATTCTGCAAGACCCTGACGGGAATTATTCGGCCACAGCCAATGCGATCCAGACCTTCGAGACAGTCTTGGCTAATGAGGGCGGCACCTTCAGCGCCACCTCAAATGCGATCACTGAAATCAACACGACGGTTGATGGAAACACGGCGTCCATCACGACCCAAGCGGAATCCATCGACGGGCTGGAGGCGCAGTACACCGTCAAGATTGACAACAACGGTCGAGTGGCTGGCTTCGGCTTAGCGAGTACAGCAGCGGACGCCACGCCATTCTCTGAGTTCGTGGTGATCGCGGATCAGTTTAGTGTAGTAGACCCCACCTCTACCGCCAGCACCCCGATCATTCCCTTTCAGATTTCAGGCGGGAAGGCGCTGTTTACGTCTGACGTCGAGATCAATGGCGACCTGATCACGACCGGGACCATCACTGCCACGCGCCTAAACCTAAACGGCACGATGTTCACGGCTCCCTCCGGGGTGCTGACGATTGCCAACGGCGCGGTGGGGGCTGACCAGCTTGCAAGCGGATCAGTAGAGATTGCCAAGTTCGCCTCCGGTCTAGCGCCCGTGCAAGTGGTTGATACGCTTCCCGGTAGCGCCTCCGAAGGGGATCAGGCATACCTAACGACCGACAGCAAGCTGTATCGCTTCAACGGGACGGCGTGGATTAACGCAGTTGATGGTGCTGACGTAACATCGGGGACGCTCCCGGCTGCCGCTATCGTCGCTAATAGCATCACGGCGGGACAGATTCAGGCAGGAGCTATTAGCGCAACCGAGATCAGCGTCACCAACCTCGCAGCGATCAGCGCGGACCTTGGAACAGTTACGGCTGGCTCCCTATCTTCTGCCCTGATTACGGGCGACATATCAACCTTCGTCACCTTCTCCGATACAACCTCGCAGGATGTGATCGAAGACGACGGGGAGACGGTGATTCAGACCTTCCTCCTTCCGGGGAACAGCTTGGGCCTTCAGCCGATCATCATTGCGACGGCCTATTTCAACTACAACACCGGGATGGACCAAAACGGAAAGCTGGTCTTTCGCGTCAGACAAGGGCAGAACAGCACGACCGGCACCGTTGTCTCAACCTTGATTATTCACACCCGGAGAGAGTCGGGCGTTATTGAATCTGGCTCTATTAATATCATCGGGGTGGATTCAGAAAAGACGGCTAACCAATATTATTCGATTACCGTTGACGTTGATTCTGGGAATACAACTGACGGCGCGACCTTCTCCAACGTGCGCGGCGTAGTGATCGGGGGCCGATGATGTACGCATTATGGGATGACGAAAACGACAAGTTGCTGGCTGGCCCTCAGAGCGTCGGAGGAGCCGACTGGCTGGCCGTTGTGGACGAGGTGGGGGAGTATGACCCCCTGACCCATAGGAAGCTCCTGAGGCGTTCTGGGGAGGTTCTGGCGTACGTCTTGGAGGAGAAGGAGGCAGACTGGGCAAGCATCAATCGCGGGAAGCGAAACAAGCTCCTGAAGGACTCCGATTGGACCCAGCTTCCTGATGTACCCCTTGCGACTAAAGAGGCGTGGGCGACCTACCGGCAGGCTCTACGCGACCTAACAGATCATGTAAACTTTCCCAATCTTAGTGCGGACGACTGGCCGCAGGTGGAGGAACAATGAGCAAGATTTCCGAATTATCTGACGGCGGCGCACTGCAAAGCACTGACTACCTGATTGCGGTGCGGTCGGGTGGGAATGTGAAAGTGCAGCTCTCTGAGCTTCCTGCTGGCATTGATACCGGCGGGAACATCGAGTTTGGGGACAATGAAAAGGCCATCTTCGGTGCTGGGTCGGACCTTCAGATTTATCATGATGGGTCAGCTAGTTACATTGATGACGCTGGTACTGGCAACCTGAGAATTAGGGCAAATTCCAGCCTAAGCATACAAAAGTATACTGGTGAAACGATGGGTGTTTTCACCGCTGATGGTTCTGTGCTACTCGCATACGATAACGCCACGCGACTAGAAACCACCACCGACGGCATCGACGTAACCGGCACCGTCACGGCTGATGGGCTGACGGTTGATGGTTCACAGACTATACAGTCGTCATCTGGTGGTATTTTAACTCTCAAGTCAACAAATACAAGCGCAGACACCAATACCATTCTTGGTCAAATTAATTTTTATAATAGTGATGCTTCAGG